GCCTTGCCCCGCGCTTTTTGGGCAAGATGCTGAATCACGCTGAGAATTTGCGACGGCACAGCGGATGGCGTGCGCGCAAAGTTGCGGGGGCCGCGGCGAGCTGGATGGCTGCGCAGTTGGCCGAGGTGGTGGGCGATGGCGGGTAAACCAAAATTCCCAAACGACACGCTACACTTGGAGCGGACACGGCCACGCCACCCTCGGGCACAAGCCGAGCGCGTGGCTGCTGCGACGATGGCCGAGACTGCGGCGGCGCAGGCGGTCGATGGCCGTGGCCCGGCGATGGCTGTTGAAGTGCCGGCGCAAGCAACGGGTGCGCGGGTGTTTACTTTGTACGGCGCACCACCGCGGCCACCGACACCAGAGCCAGAGCCCGAGGCGGCTGACGTCGATGGCACCAGCGTGGCCTTGGACTTCTACCGGCGGCGGCAGCTATGACGAAAAAAAAACTACCACACGAAAAAAAACCGCGTAAGTCTAAGCTAACAAAGGAGATGCGCGAACAGATCGTCAAGGCGCTCAAGCTGGGGGCCAGCGTGGAGCAGGCGGCGGCTTATGCGGGTGTGACGCGGCAGGCGCTTTATGACTGGCTCAAAAGCCCTGCCACGCAGTTATCGGCCTTTCAGCGCGAGGTCGAGCAGGCCCGCGGCGGCCGGATGGTTGGCTGGCTGGCGGCGATCCAGCTCAAGGCTGACTCGGCCGACAAGGACGCATGGAAGGCGGCGGGATGGTTGCTGGAGCGCACGCTGCCCGATCAGTTTGGGCCGCGGGGCCAATTGACGCTGGCGCGTGGTCAAGACAATGCGCCCGATGTGGCCGAGCTCGAGGCGGCGGCAGCGCGTGGTGTGACGCTGGGCGATGGCGCTGTTTTGTGGCAGCGGCAGCTCAGCGTGCTGGAAGCCGCGTATGGCCGAGGTGAGCTTGACTCACAAGCGTATTTGGAGGGCATGAACAGGTTGGCGGCGCAGGCTGCGCGGTTGGCTGAGCTGGGCCGCAATGACGGCAAGGCCGTGGGGTTGCCGCAAGTGCAGTTGGCGTTCTTGCTGGATTCGCCGGCGATCCACGACGCGGCACCATTGCCGGCGGGTGTGGCAGCACCTGGGCGAGCAGCAGCTGGTGGAGATTCGATCGATGCAAGTTGATCTGGCAACGGTGTTTGGCCCGTATCGTAAGCAAGCAGAGTTCTTGACATCGAGGGCGCGCAATCGCTTCTTTTTGGGTGGGCGTGGTGCGGGCAAAAGCTGGGCGCTGACGTTGGACGCGCTGATGCAGGCGCTGATCAATCCCGGCGTGCCGGGTGCGCTGCTGGGTCGCACCGAGCGCGATCTGAAAAAAAACCTGCTGCCATTTTTGCGCGATCACTTGGCGCGGCTGCAAGCGGCCACTGGGTTCAATTGGGTGCGGCGCTTTTCTGTAGATGATCAAGCCATTTATCTGCACAACGGCAGCACGATCTACTGGCAAGGTTATGAACGCTACGACAAATTGCGCGGTCAAAACTTGGCGTGGGTGGATGCTGATGAGATCTGCTGGAGCGAGGCCGATGAGCTGACGGTGTATGAGACGCTGGTGGCGTGCATGCGGGTGCCGTGCCCGAGGCCCAGCTTTGCGGTGGCGAGCAGCCCAAACGGTTTGCGCGGTGTGACGCGGTTGTTTAGAGATCGCCAACTTGAGGGCCACGATGGGTTTTATGTGGCGCGGGCCACCAGCTACGACAATCCGCATTTGGATCGCGCGGTGATCGAGACTTGGAAAGCGGCCATGGGCAGCCGGCGCTATGAGCAAGAAGTGCTGGCGCTGGCGCTGCGGCCGATGAGTGCTATCTATGGAGAGTTTAAGGAAACGCGGCACTTACTGCCGTGGTCGCACAAACACCATCCAGAGTGCCGCTGGGTGATCGGCGTGGATTGGGGGCTAAACCGCGCGGTGGCGGTGGCGATCCAAGTGACGCCAGATGGCCGGTGGATTGTGGTCGATGAGTTGGTGCGCAAGCCTGAGAGCCGCGGACATTTCAGGGCAGATCTGCAGCAGTGGATCGAGGTGCTGATGCCAGGCATGGTGCCGTTTTTGATCTCGGCCGATCGCGCGGTGCCAGAGGAAAATATGTGGCTGCGGCAGATTTATGGCACACGGCGCAGCCAAGTGCTGAGCTTGACAAGCAAACATGATCAGTATGTGCGCAGCGGGATCAGCTTGGTGCAAGACATGCTTGCGCCGGTGGTGGGCGATCCGCGGCTGACTTTCAGCGATCGCTTGCCGCGGGTGTTTGCCAGTGACATCGCGGGCATTGTGCCGTCGATGGCGGCCTATCGTTATCAGGTGGATCGCGAGGGCAATCCCACCGATGTGCCGGCCAAAGACAACGTGCACGATCACGCGGTGGATGCGCTACGCTACGCGGTGGTTGCTGGCGCGCGGTTCAAGGAATTGCACGCGGGGCGGCTGCCGAGCAGGCCAGGGCTTGGGCCGGACGGGATAACGATCGACAACAAGGACGGCGATCTGCGGCCACACTTCTAAGCTGGCGTGCGATCGCGTATTCTGAACGCTGGATTCTGGAGGTGTGGCCGTGGGCTTATTCAGTATTGCGCAGGCCGAGACTTGGAATGTGCTGGCATTTCAGCGGCGCAGCCGGCAGTTGTCGCAATTGCTGCGCGGCGATTTTAGTTCGATCGCGGCAGAGCTGGCGCGGGTATTCCCAAACACCGATGGTTTGCAAGAGCGTTATGTGCCGTTGGTGCAACGCTATGCGCACGAATTGAGCGGGCTTTATGCTCGGCCGGTTGTGCGGCGGTTTGTCGATTCGACAGCTGCCACGGCGGATCCATTTGTCAAGCTGCAGGCCGTGTACAAGGCCAGCGGGATCGATCGCACGTTGCACCAAGTGCACCGCGGGCTGCTGATCCAAAACACGATGATCGTGGCGGTGTTGCCGTCAAGTCTGGGCCGTGTGCGGGTGCAGGCGTTTGAGCCGTGGCTGGTCAATTGGACCGTGGGCGATCCCATGCGGGCTGACGATGTGCAGTCTGCCGAGAGCGTGAAGCTGCGGGTGCCGATCAAAGCAGCGGGCAACAGCATCGTGTACGGCGATTTGGTGATGACGCGCGATGAGATCTATCTGCTGCGCGGCGGCAAGCATGTGCCGGTGTACGGCACCAGCACGCGCAATCCGTTTGGCAAGATCCCGCTGGTGGTGTTGCGCGGCGAGGATCCGCAGCCGGGCAGGCCGTTTGCGCCGGTCAATGAGCCTTTGCTGACGATGGCGCTGGCGCTTTGCGTATCAGAATCGGACACCGAGCTGCTGGTGCACACGCAGAGCTGGGGCCAGAAAGTGTTGGAGGGCGCGCAATTGGCGCAGCAGGTTGAGGAGATGCAGGTGGGGCCTGACAAGGTGCTGGCCTTGTACACGATGGATCCGACAGCACCGGCACCTCGGCTGACGATTGTGCAGGGGCAGCCACCGCTGGCGCAGATAACAACTTGGAATGAGGCGCGGTTGCGGCTGCTGTGCAGTATGTTTGACCTGAGCCCCGATGCGTTCTTGAAGGTCAACACCGCGGTGACAGCCAGCGCAAGGGCGTTTGACGCCAGAGATCGAGAGACGGCCAAGGCGCGTTACGAGCCGGTGTTTGTGGATGCTGAGCAGGAGCTGGCCCAGCTGGTGGCGGCGGTGCTGAATTTGACAGAGCCAATGCAGATCCCGCTGACGGTTGGCGTGGAGATCCGTTATAGTTCTTATGACATGCCGGTGGATCCGTTGCATGAGGCGCAGGCCACGCAGGCTGAAGTTGGCCTCGGGCTTATCTCGCCGGTGGATTTGGTGGCCGATCGCGACGGGATCACGCGGGTGGCGGCGCGCACCAAGGTGGAGAACAACTTGCGCGAGCGGCGTGAGCTCGAGGCGTTGGGCATGCAGGTTGCCACTGGTGCGACACCGGCGGCGGTGGGTGCTGTGGCAGATGCTGCAGCTGCTGGAGCTGGCACGCCATGATCGAGATCCGTGTGCGCCATACCAAGAAAGCGCAAGCCGATCCTGCCATTATGGCGCAGCTGAAGCGGCCGATGGTGTTGGGCGAGGCGCTGGCGCGGCGGGTGCATGAGCGCGTGAGCAAGGGCGGCGATCTGGCCACTGAGGCCAAACGGTACAAGGCCGAGGTGCAGGCTGAGAAGCGGGCGGGCCGATTGGCACGCAATTATGACAAGTACGAGCAACGGATTGCTTTTGCGCGATCGCAAGGCAATCACAGAAAGGTGGCGGAGCTGACGGCCAAGCTGCGCACGATCGACAACCAACAGCAAAAAACAGGTGACAATCTAAAGGCCTATGTGGTGAGCGATGCTTATGCTGGGCTGCTGGGCTTGAAGCAAACACGGTTCAGCTCGAGCGCGGCCTTTCACGCAGCGGCCGGCACCAAGCCGGGCAGTTTTAGGGTGAGCGGTGGTATGTGGCAGGGGCTGCAGGTGCGCAATGTTGGTGCTGACGCAGTGCTGATTGACTTTGCGGGATCGAGCCTTGGCGGCAAACGTCAGAGCACCACCACAAAAACAGGACGCACACGATCAAAGCCGGTGGCAATCCGCAACCAGGTAAAGGCGGGCACGGTGTTCCACCACAGCGGCGTGAACGTGCTGCAGCCCAAGGACACCGAGATCGAGGCGATGGTGGCCGGCGTGTGCCGGTGGTCGCAAAACATGCTCGGCCGCGTGCTGGGCGCTGCGGTGGGCGAGTTTAAGACTGGCGGTGATCAACTATTGCTGCGGGATATTCTGCAGCACTATGACGGAACGAGGTAAAACAATGGCGGTGGAAAACTTAAATGCGGGTGCAGGCGGTGCTGCTGGTGGTGCTGCTGGCGCTGCAGCTGGTGCAGCTGGCGGCAATGCTGGTGGCGATGCGGCTGGCGGGCAGGGTGCCGGATCCGGCGCGGGTGGCGCTGGTGCTGGAGCTGGTGGCGAGCAGATAACGGCGCTGCAGGCGCAGTTGGCCACGCTGTTGGCTGAGCGTGAGGCTGACAAGACGGCAGCGACCACGGCGGCAGAAGCGGCGCGCGTGGCTGCTGAGGCCGAGCGGGCCAGCAAGCTGACGGCTGATCAGAAGCTGCAGGAGGAGATCGCCAAGCAGCGCGGCGAGCTGGACGCCACGCGGCAGCAGTTGGCAACGGATCGGCGCAACTTGGCGTTGGATCGCTTGGGCGTGGCCGAGAAGTTCCGCAACTTTGCGCCGGCGGTGGATCCGGGCGATGTGAAGGGGGCCAAGGCGTTGGAAGATTGGGCCAAGCTCAATCCTGAGCTTTTGCGCCCGCAACACCAGCAGATGACGCCGGCGAATTTGGCGCTGGACGCATTGAAGGCAAAGGCGGGCGCAGGGTTGCGCGCGGTGCTGGACGGTACACGGCGCAGCACTTTGGTGACTGAGCGCAACCTGAGCAAGTTGCGCTAACGATCGGGCTTGCAGCAGATGCGTGTGTTGCCGTACCATTGCGGCTGATTGGAGGTTATCGTGGCGGCAAAAGCAGCAGAATTGGCAGGAGTGACATCGACGGTGGTCGAGGCCGGTGGCCCGATCTTCCCGGCGATGCCGAGCCCCGAGCAGGTGGCTGCTGCGCGAGCCGAGCGCAAGGCTGCGAGTGAAGCCAGCATTTTGCCGCAAGGCACAGTGCAAGGGCTGCCCGAGGGTTGGCGCGCTGCCAAGCTGGATCCGTCGCTGGACGCCGGACGCAAGGCGGTGTTGCGGGCCAAGTGGAAAGGCAAGGGCTGGATCCCGCTTGAAGGATTGCACCAAGTTGTGGGCTATCCGTTGGGCGCTGAGGTCTGGGTGAAGTCTGAGGCAGACTGGCAAGCTGACCGGCGCGAGCGTGATGAGCTTCTGAAGAAGATGGCGGCCAACGGCACTGTGATGCTGGGTATGGCGTAACAACAAATTGAGGGGTTTATTATGGCGAATACTTTGGCAAATGTGCTGCAAATTGCGCAGCAATCGTTTTTGGACAGTCTGGCAAACAGCACCGAGCTTTATGCTGAGTGCTGCCAAGTGCTGGATTATGCTGGCGGGCAGGCGCGACTGATGAGCGCAAACGCCGGTGGTATTCCCACCGAGGTGACCGGCGCGACCACCACGGTGGCCAACGTCGATTTGACAAGCGGCATTAAAGTGGTGACGCAGCGCGGCTTTGCGCTCAAGCACCGCATGCCGCGCGTGCAACTGGGCTGGAGCCAAGACACGCTGGCCAGTGACATCGCGGCCGGTTTGGCCAACGCTGCAGCGGCTGCGGTCAATAAGCTGTTTTTTGACGGGCTCGAGAGCTTGTTTGCACTGGCGCACCCGATGGCGGGCGCTGCAAACGGCGATGTGGGCGCGGGCAAGAAGTTCTTGGACACCGGCTTGAAGTTTGCCCAGGGCACGGCCAATGACGGCACCCAGGCAAACTTGATCACCGATGCCCTGAGCGAAACCAGCTTGAACGCGGTGCGCACGATGTTGCGTAATTACCGCAACCAACAGGCTGTTGCGATGAACATGGCCGATGGCAATTATGCGTTGGTGTGTGGGCCGGGCAATGAGAAGTTGGCGCGTCAGCTGTTGACCAGCGATGTGACCAGCAGCGCGTTGCAAGTCAACACCCTGAAGGCATGGGCCAAGCCGGTGATCTATCCGTTGGCGGCTGATGACGATGATTGGTTTGTGATCGACATCGACAAAAGCCCCGTTGGCATTTGGATGGGCGAGCCACCGATGATCGACGTGCTGCCGAGCGAGGACAACTTGTTTGTCAACTTTGTGGCCCAGTTCAGCGCGAGCTTCTACGTGAAGTCGTATGAATTTGGGATCATCGGCAGCAACGTGGTCTAAGGTTTGATGGTGTTGCAATTGCAGGGGCCGGGTGGCGTAGCTCGATAAACTACGCTGCCCGGCTTTTGTGCTGGCGAGCGAGGGCACGGCGTGGACATCGAGCTGCTTTACGATCGATCAACGGTGGTGGCCCACACCGATTTGGACGGCGTTGTGGCAACCTCGGCCACGGCCGTGCTGCGCAAGGCCGATGGCACCACGCTACAATCGCCGGCGGTGACGCTGCCCACGGTGAGCACCACGGTGGCGGCGGGCAGTACAATCTTGGCTTTGATCTTGGCCAGCGTGACCGGCGTGCTGGTGGGCGTGCCGCTGGTGGTTGTCAGCGATGGCGTGAGCTACGTTGTGACGCCGGTGCGGATTGACGGCACCACGGTTTATCTGGCTGCGGCGTTGCCGGTTGTGCCGGACACCGGCAGCCCCGTAAAGAATCTCAGAATGACGGCCACGATCACGGCACCGGGCATTGCCCTGCTTGGATCTGGCTTGCAGCTCGAGTGGCGCTATGCCTCGGCCTCGGCCAACGGCTTTGCGACGGTCGAGGTGTCGATTGTGCGTTGGCTGTGGCAGCCACCGATCAGCGGCGGCGAGGTGGCTGAGTTATTGGCCACGGTGTACCAAACGACACGCAGCGATGACTTTTGCCGCGGTGTGGCCGATCGCGTCAATCTCAAGATCCGCAATGCGATTGAGCAAACTGGGCGTAGGCCATATTTGTATGTGGCACCGGGCGCATTTGCCGAGGTGGCCCAAGTTGGCGCACGGTGGGTGCTGGCCGATAACGGGATCGGGCTTGTGGGCGATCTGGCTGGGCTGGTGCGCGAGTATCGCTTTGCATTTAATGACGAAATGGCCAAGGCTGTGGCTGGGCTCAAGGGCTACGACAGCGACAATGATGGCAAGGTCACAGCCCAGCGCAACGTGCTGGCGATCAAGATGAGGCGCTAAGTGCCGATTGGATCGACAACAAGCGGATCGATTCTGGCGGCGTGGAAGGTGCGCATTGATGCCTTGGTGCCGATCACGCGCGCCGGTGTCGATGACAAATACCAATCGATCGTGGGCTTGCGCCACACGCACATGGGATCGCGGGCGATTCTGCTGACGTGCCAGCCGGGGCGGCGATTGCAGGGCGGGCGCAGCTGCAGCGATTGGGAGATGATCGCGCTGATCGAGGCGTGGTATTTGGACAATCCCGGCGCATACGCTCAGACTTGCGAAGATGCTGAACAAATTGCTGATGATCTATATACTTGGGTGGCAAGCGTGGCGGGTGAAGATCTTGGCCTATTGCGGATTGAGCCCGAGCTTGCGAACATTGCAGGCGGTGACGGTGAGCTGCAGGTGACGCGCACGGTGCGTTTTGTTTATCGTGGCCTTGGATGACAAACTGATCGGGGGAAAAAATGGCACAGTTTTGGACAGATAGCAGCTTGCTGCTGGCGTTGCAGGACAATCTGATCACGCCGAGCCCGTTGGCTGCCGGCGAGTTCCAGGCGCTGTTGTGCGATCAGCCCAAGATCACTTTCAACACCGAGGTGAGCGAGCTGGCCTTGACCACTGGCCAAGTGGGCGCGGCACCCGAGAAGATCGTGGGCCGGCGCAGCGGATCGATTACTTTTGCCGTGCCGATGCAGGCCTTCAAGACGGGCTACGATCCGACAGCTGAGAATCCGGGCGGCGCACCAGCAGCTGGTGCTGAAGTGATCCCGCCATGGTTGGCGTTGGTTGGCAACGCGCTGGGCTGCAATGTGGAAGCATTGGCTGGCGCGGCATTGATCGACAAAAACACCAACTTCTGGCGCGGCACGCATTTGAGCAACAGCGCATATGCGGCGGCCAAGGTGACGGCTGCCGGCACCGATAGCACGCACATCCAGGGCGATGCTGGCGAGGGCGCGGCGCACAAGGGCGGCCAGCTGATTGCAGCGGCGATGAGCGCGATCATTGCGCCGTTCTTGGGCTTTATCAAAACCAAGTTGGTGGACCTGATGACGGCGTTTGAGGCCACGCGGGCCGATGCTGCCAACTATGACAACAATGCGGCAAACATTTATGGCACGGCCACGGCGTGGCAGAGCGACGATCAGCCGCGCTATTTGACCGCGTACTGGGTTGGGCCGGACACCAAGATGTGCTACGTGCTGAGCGGCTTGGTTTGCGAGAGCTTCAAGATCAGCTTGGACGCTGGGCAAGTTCCAATTGTCGAGTTCACTTATCGTTTTTACGATTACACCGTGGACAAGACAAAGGGCGGCCTGATCGTGCCGGACAGCTATGTGCGCACGCCGCAATTGGTTGGTGCCAAAAGCGGCCAGCTGATGTTGGACACCGCGGTGAAGTGCGGCTTGGAGGCGGTGAGCCTTGAATGGAAGTGCACGATCCGCGAGACAAAATGCTTGTCTGCTGAGCAGGGCATTGACAGTGTTGCGATTATCAAGCCACGGATCACGCTTGGTTTTAGCGTGCCGCACGACAAGGACGATCTGGTTTATGACGCGGCGGGCACACCGGGCAACACCGGCAGCCATACGTGGCAATCCAGTTTGGAGCTGGGCACGGCGCACAGCGTTGGCATTTATGTGGGGCCGAGCGTTGGCAAATGTTTCGCGATCCACATGCCGGCGGGCAAGGTGGCGGCTGTGCCGTCGATTGCCGATCGCGACGGTGCGCAGGCGTACACGGTGCAGCTCGAGGCCGGCAGTTACACCGGCGACAGCACCGACACGGCCGAGGTCAGCACCGACAGCCCGTTAGATGCGATCATAAAGATCGCGCTGGCATAACGTCAGCAGCCACCCGAACACCACTAAGGGCAGCAAAACATGATGATAACGACAAGCAAGGGCCGCACTGTGCGGCTGGTGTACACCGGCGATCCGGCTGTGCAGCTGACAAGTGCGGCGCTCAAGCAGCGCATGGATGCGCGTGAGCGCCGTGAGCTCAAGGCTGCGCAGGCCGAGCTGCCCAAGGACGCAACAGAAGCTGACAAGGACGCGGCGGTGACGGCCACGCTGGAGCGGTTGGTGGATGCGCCGCTGCCCAAGGCGTGGGTGACGGTCGATGAGTGCGACAAAAGCCAAGGTGCGCTGGTGGCCAAGGTGCGGGCGCTCAATTGGCTGGAAGATCAAGAAGCTCAGGGGCTGCCGGCAGACAAGCAGATCTTGCGGGTGATTGAGCTCGGGCTTGTGGAACTGGCGGTGGACGGCGATGTGGACGGGGCCAAGGAATTTTTGGCCGATCCTCGGGCCGATTTGGTGATCCCGCTTTATCGGGCGATCTGCGATCTAACCTGGGGAAACTGATCCGGGTGGAGGTGGACGGCGAGGCGGCCACCTGGATCACAATCTTGCCGCACATGCTGACGATCTGGCTCAAGGAAGGGCTTTATCGGCGTGCGGTTTGGCGTTGTCGCTGTGAGGCTGGGCCTTGTGCTGAGGTGCCCGATGGCGCAGAGCTGCCGGGCGGGGCGTGGTCGCTGTGCCCTTACGGCCTGATGCGCGGGCCACAATTCCAATCGCTGCTGATTCTTGACAGATGCGCTACCATTGGGCCACTGGCCGGATGGCCCGAGGCTTATCCTGCTTGGCTAGGCTGGGGCTTGGTTCAATTACGCCAGCGAAAACCGCGGAGTGAAGCATGAGCACAGTGGCGGCAGCACGGGTTGATGTAAAGATCGGCCTATTTGGCGAGGGCAACGCGGCCAAGGCTGTGGGCGATGTGCGCAGCGGGCTGGACAAGCTGGACGCTGGCGCGGCCAAGGCTGGCGGATCTGCCAAAGCCCTGAGCGGCAATATATCGGAATTTGCCAAGGTTGGCCGTGAGAGCAGCAGCAAGGCTGGTGCGGCGTTTGCTGGCTTGGGCGCGGTGTTGGGCGGGGCTGTGCCCGAGGTGGCCAAGCTCGGCCAATCGTTCACGGCTGCCGGCGCTGCGGCCAATTTGATCCCAGGGCCGATTGGTTTGGCGGCGGCTGCCATTGCAGCTGCGGCGATCGGTGCTTACGAATTAAACAAGAACATGAACGAAACCGAGGCCAAGGTGCGCAACCTTGGCGATGCGAGCACGCGCGGGCTGGCCAAGAATTTGGACCTGAGCGTGGACGCGGCGATCGCGCTGCAGCAGGCGTTGGAAGATGTGCCGGCCAAGTTGCGGCCCACCGAGGCGCTGCTGGACGTGGTGCGCCGGCGTGCTGAGAGCATGGGCAAAGACGGCGCTGAGGCTGTGGATAAGTTTGCGCAGGCGCTTGCTAAGGGGCCGGATGCGCTAAAGGAATTTGAGAAACAGTTTGGACGGCTGAGCACGGCCACGGCGAGCTTGCCAGATGTGGCTGAGCGGCTGGGGCTGAGCAAGGCGGCGCTCGGCATTGCCGAGGCGGTGGGTGCTGAGGCTGACAAGGCCAAGGTGGCGGCGCAGCAGGTGGTGACGGCCGAGCGTGAGCGGCAGGGATTGCTGACGGCTGCGGCAGATTTGGAGAAGCAGGCGGCTGACTCGAGCAGCCGCAAGGCTGCGCAATTGAACGATCAGGCCGATAGTTTGAAGCGGCAGGCGGGCTTGTTTGGCGATCTGGTGCGGGAGAGCACGGCCGAGGCCAACGCATTGCAGCGCGTGGTAGATCTGCAGCAAGAAGCTGAGCGGGCGGCCAAGAATCGTGGGCTGATCGCTGGCTTGATCTCGGCTGACATCGCGGTGGCTGAGGCGCAGGCCGGCGTGCTGCTGGGCCAAAAGGCGCAGCTGCAGCAAAACATTTATGCCAACCAATTGCGCACTGCGGAAGTGACGCGCAAGACAACTGAGCTGGAGGCGGCATACGCCAAGGGGCTGTTGACTGAGATCGATTATCGCACCCAGTTGGCGGGGCTGCAGGCTGAAGGGCTGAACGCTGACGCCAAGTTGATTGCGCTGGGCAAGCAGGCCACGGCCGATCTCAAGGCACGGCGTGAGAAGGGCCAGCAGATCCACGATGCCGAGTTGGCTGCAAAGTTGCGGCTGATCAAGGTGGACGCTGAGCTGGCCGATCGATCGATCAACACCGCGGGCAAAGTGCACGGCTTGAAGCTGAAGCAATTGGATTTGGAGGAGCAGGCCGAGCTGACCAAAAGCCAGCGCACGGTGACAACCAAGGCGGGCCATGAGGCTGACAAGCTGGCGATTCACCGAGAGTTTGCGCTCAAGCGTTTGGCGGTGAGCACCACTGAGCAAGACGCTGAGGCCAAGCTGCAAGAGGAATCGCTGCAGCTGATTGAACGCGACAGCCAGCGCACGGTGGAGCTGGCGAGCAAGACGGCCGAGCTGGTGGCAGCTGGTGCGGCCAAACGCAGCGGCACGCTGGCGGCGGTGTTGCGCGCTGGTGGCAATGATGAGCGGGCCGATTTGGTGGAGCGGCGGCAGGCGTGGGTGGACTATCAGGCCGAGAGCGCGCGCGTGACTGCTGAGCTGACTGCGCAGCGCGATTCAACGGTTGAAGGATCCAAGGACAGAGCCAACGCTGAGGCGCAGATTTTAGAAGCGCAGGCTGGGGCTTATGAGGCATACGCTGAGAAGCTGACGGCGGTGGATGAGAAGCGCAACCAGCGGCTCAAGGATAGTGTGGCCTCGGCGTTGGACTCGATCCGCGCACCGGCTGAGCTGATGGCGAGCGCGGGCGGGCCGGGGGCCAAACTGGGCAAGGCGTTGCAGGCCACGGCTGAGGGCGTGCAACGTGTGAGCAAAAACTGGAAGGGCATGGGGGCCTCGGCACCAGATGCGATCAGTGCCGTTGGCGCGGTGGCTGCTGCTTTTGTCGATGGCGAGCGTGAGAAGGCTGCGATCTTGGCGGTGACTGAGGCGGCGGCTGCCATTGCATCGCTGGCGGCCGAGAATTATGTGGCAGCGGCGGGCCATGGTGCTGCGGCTGTTTTGTATGGCAGCGTGGCGGCCGGTGTGGTTGGCGGCGGCAGTGGCGCACCCTCGGCAGCTGGTGGTGGCGGTGGCGCTGGCGGCAATGCAGCGGGCGGTGGCGACAATGCGCCGAGCAGCGGCAAGGGCCAAGTGATCAACGTGTATTTTGGCAAGGGCTTTGTGGTTGGCACGCCGCAACAAGTGGGCGTGGCGGTGCAGGGCGCGATTGGCAGCTTGAAGGGCACAGGGCTGAAGTCAAAGGGAGTTTAAGATGCTGAGTCTGGAAACTACCGGCGATTGGGCAGCAGCCACGGTGACGGTGACGGTAGGCGCTGGTGCGGACGTGTGGAGCGGCAACGCTGAGTTGCTGAGTGCTTTTGCAGCGATGCAAGACTTGACCACATGGGCAAACGACGCAGCGCGGCCATGGTTTGGCGCGGCGTTGTTTGATTGGACGTGGCAGCGGCAGGCGTCAAGCGGTGGGGCGATCTTCAAGCTGCGCAACAATGGCGGCGTGTTTGACTACACGCCGGGCGGCACAGCTGCGGCGCTGTTGGGTATTCCGGCACTTGCTGGCGTGCTGACGGCAACGGGCACCACGGCGGCCAATGGCACGTGGGCACCGGGGCCGGATGGGTTTTTGCCGTTAAAGCTGGGCGTGCAATGGTTAAAGGCTGGCGGTGTCGCCAGCGGCGTGGGTGCTGTGCGCCCAGGGATCCCGGGTTATGCGCCGTGGGTGGCGGTGTGCCAGCCGATGGTAAAGGCGCAGGATTGTGCACGGCTGACGGCGGTGCTGCTGCTGGCCTCGCACCCTAGGCGTGCTTGGCTGCGGTTGAGCAACGTGGCGCGGCCCGATGAGATTTTGCTGCCACCAGATTCAGCGGGTTGGCGGGTGGTGGCGCTGGGGCAGGTGCAGCGATCGCGCCGGCAGGTGTCGATTTGGCAGTGTGAGCTGGCTGTGGCCGGCGAGGCGGTTTGATGGCGCGGATTGAGGGCTACGCTTATAGCGATGGCACGGCAAAGTATCGTGCGGTCAACACCTTGGTGATTGAGGAGCAGCCCAGCAGCCCCGCGGTGACTGAGGCGCGGCTGGTGGCACCGGCTGTTTTTGGTGACGCATTGCTGGCGTGGCAGGCGCTGTTGAACGCGACGGCACCAGCTGGGCAATACGCGATCACGTATGACGCGACCACGCGGCGGGTGACGATCGCCAGCACCAACGCGGTAAACTTCAAGCCGGTGTTTTTGGGCGGCGATGTGGACTTGGCGCTGTGGCTGGGCTTTGATCCGGGCGCGGCGTTTGGCTTTGCGCTGACGCACACCGGCACGGCGATCCCATGGGGGCGGGTGGAGGTGTTGGGCGTGGACATCGAGCCGCCAGAAGATGCGGCCAAAGTAGATCTGCAGCAGCTGCGGCTGGGGCGGGCGGTTGCGCCGGTGTTTGGCAATCACTTGCTGATCACGGTGGCGCTGATTGTGGTGCTGCAATCTGCACCGGCGGCGTGGTACTGGGTGTTGACTGGCCGTGTGCGGATCTATCCGAGCAGCGATGCAAGCCCGTACAGCGAAAGCAATCTTGACGGTTACACCGATGGCTGGGTGGTGAGCCAGCCAGCATGGGAGCAACTGGGCGATGATGAGGGGCTGAGCGTGCTGACTTTGTTGCTGGCGCTGCCAAGGAGCTAATATGAGCAGCGTTTTTGCACCAATTCAATATGGTTGGGGCGTAGTCTACTGGCTGACGATTGAGGGCGTGCCGGTTGTTTGGATCGAGCGCGAAACTGGGTTGACGTTGCCAACTGGTTACGGGCAGGACGCCAGCTTGGTGATCGATAAAAGCAGCGATGTTGGGCAGTTGGTGGATCGCGAGAGTGGTCTGGGCGCGGGCTATCCGTTGACGTTTCAGCTGTTGGACACGTTGGTGATCCGCGGTTGGCTGCGCAAGTGGTCGCTGTCAACGGAGATTGTGCTGGCGGTGGCGTGGAATGACGCCACGATCCATGTGGAATCGATCACCGGCTGGCCCGCGGGTGGTGTGTTTTGGCTGGGGCTGGAGCGGATCGAGTACACCGGCACGGCTGACGGCGGCGATCCACGGTTTACGGGCTGCACGCGCGGCACGGCTGGCAGCTTGGCGAGCATCCATTATCCGGGCACGATCAGCGGCATTTGCACCGATTTGCCGAGGTGGTGGCGTGGCCGGCAGGCGCGGTTGTTTGCCAGCCCAGTTGCACCGAGCACGACGATGACGGGCAGCGGTTTGGCCGATGAGGCGGCAGAAGTCTGGCGCGGCGTGATTGATCAGGGGCCGGATCGCGTGGGCGGTTTGTGGGAGATGCAAGCCCAGGCGCTGGACCGGCGGCTGGACTTGCAGCTGACGGCCAAGATCACCGGATCGGTGATTGACTTGGCACCGCGTTACGCGATCGAGCCGAGCATGAGCGTGGTGCTGCAGCTCAAGGGCTGGACGCTGGGGCCGGTGGTTGCACAGTGGGAATTTTGGATTGAGCTCAATCCGTATGCGGCCATGACGAGCGGCGATCTGCTGACGCCGGCCGAGCAGGCCGATGCGATCAAAGCAGCATGGTTGGTGGCGCTGCCATTGGCCAAGAATCTGGTGAGCGGGGCTTTTGACGCTGCGGCCTATTTTGGCGCGCTGGTGGTTGCTCACCAAGCGGATGCGTGGTGGTGGAAGGTGACGCTGCAGGCTGGCGCTATTGCGGCACCGGGGCTGATTGCAGACAAGATCAGTTTTAACGGCGCGGACTCGCCGGGCAGCTTGACCAAGAAGGACACTTTTGATCTGACGCCGGTGGCTGGGCAATTGCTGTGGCTGAATTGGAAAAGCAACGGCGATCACCTGCTTGGCCACGCCACCATGGGGGCCACACTCAATCCGGGCTTGTCGGGCATTGCGGTGGAGTTGGATGCGCCGGTGCCGGTGGGCTTGTCTACTTACGGCAGCTTAAAATTGAATGATAAGCAGGTGACTTACACCAAGATGGCGGCCAGCGGCACGCTGGCGTTTTTTGCTGGATTGTATGCGCAGGCCAACAAGGCGATCGATTTGGGGGCGGTCAAGATTGGCGATTCTGTGGAAGTGTTGCACCAAAACGGCGGCAAAGCGGCCATTGTGATGCGCGAGCTGCTGAGCTCGAGCGGCACCGGCCAGCGTGGCGCGTATGACACCAAGGGGCTGGGCGAGGGCTATGGGCTGGATGGCAGCGGCGCAGATACAAGTGCGGTCTATAACGCGAGTTTTGACAAATTTGCGGCGGGGCCGTTGGTGGCGCTGCCGGTGCAGATGGCGTTGGATGACGCCACGATGGCAGAGTTGTTTGGCGGTTTGTTGGCGCTGAGCCAGCGCGGCTTGGTGGTGCGCGGCGATGAGGCGCTAGGCGTGCGCCGGCAGCGGCTGGCGATGGTGAGCACTGAGCCGGGTGGCGGTGATTACGATGTGACGATCACCGATTTGGATCTGCTGACAACAGATGGCGAGGCTGTGACGGCAGTGCGCAAGCGCGACGTGCCGAACACGATCAAGGTGACGATCCCGCAAGGCAGCGACGATCCCGATGTATTTCAGATCCAAGACAGCCCAGCGGCGGCGCAGCAGGGCACGATCTTGGCCGAGTATGAGCTGCCGTTGTTTGGCAAGGCCACCCAAGATCAGGTGACGCAATGGGCGTTGGCCCGTTTTGTGCCAGCGCAAACAGAGCAGATCATTGATCTCAAGCTGGTGCCGTGGATTGACATCGACGTGGGCGATCTGGTGCGGCTGGAACTGACGCACTTTGCGATTTGGCAATGGTCAACGGGCACGCCGGGCTACACTGGCAACGGGCGGGTGTTGGGCGTGCGGCGGCAATTGCTGGACGGCAGCTTGACGGCCACGATCTTGATCGACGGCACCACGCAAAAGCTGGCGCTGTGCCCGGCGGCAGTTGTGGTGGATCACGATGGCGCGGCAGGCGCACCAACAAAGATCCGAATTGAGCAGCGGTTTTATCAGCATTTGCACAAAAGCCTGAGCTTGGCGGCCACGATCGATGTGTGGCATTTTGAGGCGGGGCTGGGCGCAGAAGATGGCGGCGGTGGTTACACGGTGAGCGCGGTGGTGGACAATGGCACCAACGCAGAGCTGACGGTGGCTGCTGTGCTGGGCGGCGCGGTGTTGTCAGCTTACAGTTGGCTGACGTTGCCGGACACGGCCAACGCGACAGATTATCAGAAGAATTTTGCGCATGTGAGCGATGGCAGTAGCTGGGGGTGAGCGGTGGCGGTGACTTACAACACAGCGATGACGATCAAGCAGATGGCGCAGTTGCTGGCACCGAGTATGCTGACCGAGCCGTTGGCCACGATGTTGGCCAACAGCAACAGCTTGTACCGCGTGCACCAGCCACCGTTGGTGAGCTTTTGCCCGATGGTTGCGCCCGATGTGTCACCAACTGGTTTTGTGGTTGGCTGCCGGCCAAGTTTGGACGGGATCCGTTACAAGTTCCGGCACCAGATTTTGCCGAATGTAAACGGGTTTGTGACCATCGAAGTGGAGAGCGGCCACGGTGACGGGCCGACAACTTGGACATCGATCTACGGGCCAACGGCGGTTGCGACGACAGCGGGCACTTGGTTGGATCATGGCCATTATGGCGTGATCGCTGCTGGCGAGGATCGCTTGCGATTCAGCTACACGGCACCGAGCGGGATCTATTTTGTGTCGCACGTGCTGGCCCAGCCGGATCCAGATCCGGCGGTGGTGCCGCTGGTGGCACCGTGGGGCCAACAGGCCAGCGATTTTTGGCCAGCCGATGACGCATTGCTTTTGCTGGCTGGCGGGCCGGTGCACACCGAGATGTTAAACCGTTGTTTGCGCAACAGCGTGGCGGTATTGCGCGACAGGTATCATGCGCTTGGCAGCGTGGTGCAACAGGATAGCCGCTATGCGCCACCGCGGTTTGTGGCACCGTTTGGCACCGAGGCCGTGGGCGCGTGGGCGCTGGTGGGCAAGGGCCGCGCATTTTTGCCATACCAATCCGGTGCACCAGATTTGCGGCCAACGCTGCGGGTGGACTGTTTGGCGGCGGTGACGGCGGGCGCGACGGGCAACAGGGTGCAAGTGATTGCACGCGGGGCCAACGGCAAGGAGAGCGTGGTGCAGCTGGACGCCACCGGCGTGATGGTGGTGAACACCACCAACTTGCGGGCTGAGCTGGACGGCACGGCAAACGCAGGTATTGACTTGGAGTTTTATGTGCGGGCCGAGGCTGGGCAACAAGTTGAGCTCAACAGCTGCGCAGTATCGTGGTGCCCAGGAGACTAAATGCGAGCGCCACCGACAAGATCTTGGAAAGCGATCCCGCCAATTGCGCCCAGCGATAGCATTGTGGGCGACGATCCAACGCCACCAGCGGCGTTGTCGCTGGTGCTTGCGGCTGACAATTGGCCGGTGGCTGTGGGCTGTGGGCTTTACGCCAGCCCGGCGTGGCCGATGGAGGCCAACACCGCGGCGATAACTCAGCGGCGCGTGGCTGCTGTGATCCCACCGGCTTGCAGGTACAGCCAAGCGTGGATCACCAGAAGTGGCAATGATGACGGCCAGCAACCAACGCAACAGGTGGGCCACACGCATGCGAGCGCGACGGGTGGCGGCTACACTGGCAATCCGGTGAGCGCGGCTGACTCGCCGGTGGCGGGGGCCGAGGTATACTTGCAAACGGATCCTGTGCTGGCGATGACCGGCGTGGCGATCGCACCAACGGGCACGACGATCAATGATGCGCCAACTGGGCCGATCGATCGGGCGCTGGCGGTGCCAGAAACTTTGCACGCAAGTGTTGAAGTCTATGAGTTCAATCAGGTGGCGGGTGCCAGCTTGAAGTTTTGGAATCGCACAAGCGATCTAGAAGGGTTGTAGCGTTTGGCGTAGACTTAGCGCGGAGGTGTTGTATGAGCGGTTTTTATCGTGGGCTGATCTTGGTGAGCAAAGATGTGTTGGCTAAATTGGGCCAGCGCACACTGACCGGCGCGGGCCAAGAGGAGATCTGGCCGGGCACCGATGTGACGCGGCCAACACCGGCGGGCGAGCAGTTGCGGCTGATCAGCACCAGCGTGGACGATGACGCGGTGCGCGATGAGACGGGTACGATCACGGTGGCCGGCACCATGGACATCGCGCTGGCCAAGATCGTGGAGATCACGCTGGCGGGCGATCTGCAGGTGATCACCACCGACACGTACACCGGCACGATTGCCGGTGCGCCCGATTTGGGCGATGTGGCCAAGATCACATTGAACGGCACGGCTTATGGCTACCATGTGAACGCCGGCGATGCTGCGGCTGACGTTGCAGCTGGCGTCAAGAACGCAGCAAACTTGGGCAGCTATGACGCGCACAAATTTGTACTGGGTGGCACGGCCGATGTGGGCGATTCGCTGCGGCTGACGTTGGGCGCGGTCAATTACGATCGCGTGGTCGATGGCACGATCGACACCTGGGACGGCACGGTGGCGGGTGGCGCACCAGCTGCCGGCGATGTGGTTACGCTGACGCTGAACGGAGTTGCGTATGCTTATCGCTTTGCGACTGGCGACACGGCCACGCTGATGGCGGCTGGCGTCAAGAACGCGGCCAACTTGGGCAGCATTGATTGCTGGAAAATTGTGCTGGGCGGCACGGTGCAGGCTGGCGATGAGGTGCGGATCGTACTGGGGCCAAACACTTACACGCAGGTGACGGGCGTGGGCACGGCCACTGACGCGGCAGCGGGCATTGCTGTGCAGGCTGCGGCTGATGCCAATTACACGGTGACGGCTGCGGTTGGCAGCATATTTATCACGGCCAAAGTGCGCGGCGCTGCTGGCGCTTTTACGTGCTCGGGCAGCTGGATCGTGGACGGCAACGGCGGCAACACCGTGACCACCACGCACGCTGTGACCGGCACCACGCTGCAAACGGCGTGGACGATCAGCAACGCCGGCGCGGCTGTGACGGCCACGCACGTGGTGCACGGCACCACGGCTGACACAGTTACGGGCAGTTATAGCGGCGGCACTGGCACTTTTAGCATGCCAACGCACACGATCACCGGCACCACCGAAACCAAGACGGTGATCGCTGCGGCGATTGCAACACTTGCAGCGGCGGATCCTTTGTACGCGGTGACATCGGATGGCGTGAACATTCGCTGCGTCAAGAAAGCCCGAGGCGTTGCAGCCACGTGCACCTGCAGCTGGACGGTGGATGGCGGTGTGGCGGCCACGGTGACGAGCACCCAGCCGGTGGTTGGCGTTGTCGCTCAAACGGCGTGGTCGCTGAGCAATGCGGGCGCTGATTTGACCATTGCGCACGCTGCAGCGGGTGCGACGGCTGACACCGCGAGCTCAAGCTACGTGCAAGACGTGGGCACCGGCACTTTTGCGGCGCTAAC